CTGGTATTCCACCGTTTTCGTACCATACTCTATGTTTGTTTTGGAATTTTACTAATTGTGATGCGTCTTCTTCAAAAAAATATTCTTGTAATATTCTTTCTGTAGGTTTTTCTATAACTTGCCAGAGAATTTTACGGCCTCGTTTGACCATCTTCTTAATGTAATGTAAGTCTTTCATTGTTTCTCCTGGTCTCCTGTCACCTTTATGAAATCGTACTTTTTGTTTTTTAGGCATATATTATATTTTAAAGTCGCTAAACTTACTGTAAGCGTCCTCTGGTTTAGGATAGTTTTCTTCTTGGCCACTATCAACTATGTTTTGTGCTGACTTATCTACATCATATAATCGCATTTTACTTCTATCAACACCTACAATAAATGCTCTGTTCATACTAGGGTCATTATATCTATTCTTCAACTGTTTGACTTTCATTTGACCTAAAGATTCTAATTCTTCGTTTGACATTAAGGCAAACATAAAGTCTGCTGTTGCTGGTAAACCAAATGATTCAGATGTATCTTCTAAACCAATATCTGTACTAACAAAACCAGTTCTAGTTGTTTGTGTTGCACTAAAGATAGGCACATTAAACTCTACAGCAAGACCTCTAAGTTCTTCAGCAATTGCTTTGATATAGAAATATGATGATATATTACCACCTTTAAATCTTGCACTAGCACAAATGTTTAGATAATCAATAAAGATAACATCTGGTTTAAAACTTTTCTTTAATGCAAGTTCATTTAATAATGCTCTAAAGTGACCACTATGAGCGGAAGCTGTTGGATATTCTTTGATAATAATTTTACCATTAGTCTTGCCTTGTAATTTAGACATCTTACTATCATACAATTGTTTAGGCATTTCGTGTAAATCATCAATAGTTACATCTAATAAGTTTGCATCAATTCTTTCAGCAATTCTTTCTTCAGCCATTTCTAAAGTAATATACAATACATTCTGACCTTGTGTTAGAAAGTTACTAGCACAATGACACATAAACAAAGATTTACCAACACCTGTACCTGCAAGAGCAATGTTAAGTGTTTTACTTGGTACACCACCTTTTGTAATACGATTGAAATAATCTAAATCAAATTTATATCTTTTCTCTTTTGTATGGTACCAATCAAATCGGTTTTGAGCATCTTCAATATAGTCGTGGCCAATATGATTATCGAAACTGACAGCCAAGGCATCTGCTAAAATACTTGGTATAGACTCTGGTGTTCTTTTGGTATCTTTGTTATCTAAGATTTTAATACCATCTAATACTGCATTATGTACGGCTCTATCTTTACACCATTTCTCAGTTGTATCAAACAACCATTGTAAATCTGGTCTTTCATTATCTTGTGTTAAAGAATTAATAATTTGTTTAACATTCTTTAACTGGTCTTCGTTAATATCTTTTCTTTGATTGAGTTCAATTAAGATTGTTTCTTTTGTAGGTAGATTTTTGTAAGTATCAACAAATTTATCTATCTGATTGAATAATATTCTTTCATCAGCATTTTGAAAATAATCTTCTTTAACAAAAGGCAAAGCCTTTCTAGTAAAGTCTTCACTAAAAAAGAAGTTTCTTAATATCGTTGTTTCAATTCGTTCATTCATTAACAATTGCCGTACCATCTTTCAGTTGTTGTTCCATAATTTCTAATAATATATCGCCAATATATTCCATAAAGTCTTCGTCATCTGCAACTTCTAAATTATTAGGATTTCTAATAATATCATAATCAAACTTCATTGGCAATGTTCCGTCTGGATTCTCATTTTGGCCAAACGCAACTTTACCATATTTGTAGATTACACCCTCGTACTTATCTTCTAAGAGTTTGATACAAGTAAAGTCATCACCCTCTTTCTGTACAAAAGCGTATCTTTTAATCTTCTTCTTGTCCGTAGCTGAATTTTCTTTTTGTGTATTCATCAATTTTATCTAGTACCTCTTTTGTAAAATATTTCTCGGGGTCATCATTGATAGTCTTACCAAACACTTTTGTACCATCAGGCATTTCAAACCTTGTAGATACTTTCTTAAAGATACCAGCTTCTTCGCCTAGTTCTAAAAGACCGTAATACTTATCTAGTCCGTGTTTATAGGTTAACTTAACATCTATTTGAGCATTTTCTTTTGTTAAACGAGATTTGTAATTTTTACAATGAATGATATTACCAACAACTTCGGTACCATCTTTCTCTTTTCTTTTACTTAGATAAATGATTGATGAAGCGGCGTACTTCAAACCTGAACCGCCACCCATTTCTTTTTGAGGGAACATTGAACCAATAACATCATAGGTGTGATTAGTCATAATCATAGGAACACCTGCTTGTCCTAGTTTCAATGTTAAAACTCTAAATGCTGATTTCACAATCTGACTTCTGGTCATATCTCTTGTTTCTTTACCAGCAGCTGTATCTTCCATTTCTTTTGTAGTAGATAACATACCTAAACTGTCTAATACAAACATCATAGGTTTTCTTTTATCTTCTGGTTGTTCGATATATTTGTCTAAGATTTTAATTGATTGTGTTCTAAATTCTTGTACCGTTGCAACAGGCATTACAACTAAACGGTTACTATCTACACCACGACTTTCAACCATTTCTTTAGATACTGCACTTTCTGATTCAAAATAAATCACACCAGCATCTTTATCTTGGTCTAAAAAATTCTTTACAATACCTAGTGCAAAGAAAGTCTTTCCTGTCGCAGCCTCACCTGCAATTGCCGTAATTCGACTATCAGGTAGACCACCATAAATCGAACCACTTAACAGAGCATTAAATGAATATGAGCCTGTGTCGATAAAATTATCTACATCACCGCCTGTACCATCACTAGCAAGTGTGGCATACTCATTGCCTGTTTCTTTAATTATTTGTTTGAGAAAATCGCTCATATATTTCACGCTCCTTATCTGTATAACTTATAGTATACCATTTTATACCCATACTATAACATATTTGTTTGATATTGTCAAGCTCCTGTGGGCTGAAACTGTGTGTTATATAGTTTCTAGGACCTTTGTAAATGGTAATCATCATCTAAACTTTTCTTAATATCCAATTTTGGTGGCCATACTTCGTTCCACAATCTATAATCTGGATTCTCAGGTATATATCCTTCAGGTGGGTTGTCATAGAAACCTGGTTCTATCTTTGACCATAATATAGATTTTACTTCATCTATTGGTAATTGGCCAAATTCTGTGTAAGTATTACTAGCTATTTTTTCAGCCATATAATAAACTTTTTCTTTATTATATTCAATTTTCCGTTGATAATCCCAATACTCTTTTAATTCGTTATACGATTGTTCTGAAATAGCCATAGTCATATTTATCTAATAATGTCAATCTGAGCGTCTTTAGTCCATATCTCTAAATCGTTTCTGATACGACCTTCTTCTTTTAATTTGTTATATCTTTTAGTTGCCAATTTCTTCCACCATTCAACAATATTATCTACTGTATATCGGTCAAAGTTTTCAGCCTTTACAATCTTATCTGTTTTGCCATTTACAATATCAATAAAGTTTTCAATACCATAGTTTGAAACATAATATCTTTTTTGTTCTGTTAGATTTTTTGCATTATTAATTGTTGCATTGAATTGTTTAAGGTCATCACCGTCAATTGTTCTTTTAACCAAACCAATAATCGCATTTGTTAATTTAAGTTTTCTACTACTAGCAGTTTCAGGTACTAAAGGTCCTGTTTTACTTTCGACATAATTGGCCAAATCTCTAAATGGTTTACCGTGCATCATTGGAATAAAATTACTATCTGTCATTCCTTTGTATCTTAAAAATGGTTTCATACCATCATACATTGATGCACCTTTTGTATTACCATAAAGTGATGTAGTTTCAAACATCACCAAATTCATATCGTATTTTTTATTTAATTTTTATCTAACAAAGTGTGAACAACACAAGCCAGCCAATAACTTACCGCCAAGGTAATTATAACCAAAGGGCTGACAAGGCACAATAACAAAACCCATAATGGCAGTTTTATTAAAAGTTGTGAGATTAGGGACATTACCAAGGAGGTCATTCCTAGGTTTACAATTAATAACAGGAGAACCAAAACGAATAAAGCCCAAAAACTTATTAGTAATCTTATCTTTGACAGCAAGCTTCAATGCCTTTCCTGGAATACTGACCATATTACTATGACTACTAATCATATTAATACAAGTGTCCCATGTATGATTATCTAATTCAACAACTTCAATATCCATATCTTCTGGTGAAATAGAAAAATCATCAAACATATCTGAATCAAATCCCATACCAGGAAGTGATTGAGGCAATGACTCAATCTGAGCCATCTTCTGGTCACGCATATATTGGTCAATTCTTTCAAACTGGCCAAAATAATCGTTGAATATGTTTGCACAATGTAGTGCTTCTTCTTTACTTAGGGTCTTCGCCATTCCACATCCATAATAAAATAATTGGTATTAATAGTATCATTATACTACATAATACACTAATTGTCAAGCTCATACTTCATTCCCCCAAAAATCCCAGCCTGGTCTTGTTTCTTTTCTTGCAAATAATTCAATATACGGACCATCCAGGAGTTCTTCGATTCGGTTATGAATAAGTGGTTTTTCGGAATGCCTGCGTCTTTCTGACACAATCAACTGAGGCACACTTTTAGATTTTCTTTTCGGTTTGCCTTTAGTTGCCAATAAACACATTTCAGGATTACCTCTTGTCCAATAACCTAAGCCTGTAAAGAAACCAAGTGTATTCTTATTTGTTTTGCACCAAGTAAATCCTACAGTTTTATATTTGAAACCCCAAGCGTCTATAACTTCAAACGCCTGGTCTAACATAGGGTCACATACCCACATTAATAAGACTGAATCGTCCTTAGCAATTCTGCCAACAGGTAAATTACAAATGTCAGCGAGATTAAGCACAGGATAATGTTTTTCAGGACTTCTGTCCTTGCCTTTGTTAGAAAAGGTTTTAAACGACCAAGGTGGGTCAGCATAGATTACTCCGTAGTTATTGGTTGGTAAATTAATCATAGTGTAACTGACTATCCCCTCTACCTATCAATCCTGTTGGCATTATATTAAATGCAATAGAATATCTATCTTT